ATCATGCCACCAGTGTTGTTAGCCAACACGGTAGATACCGCAGTGATGTTACCGTTTGTGTTAACTGCTGATGTGGCCTGGATGGTCACGTTGGCAGTGGGGAACACAATGTAAACACCAGCGGGAATGACGTTACCAACTGTTGTTGCGGGTGTCGTAGTGAGCTGGAAATACGCACCTGGCGTATTGGCAACTGCACTGGCAAGGATAATTTTATTAAGAGCTAATGCCATTTCAAATTCTCCTTATAGTGACAAGTAGTTGTAGCCAGTGATCTTAGACATTGACTTGGGCTTGACAGACACCAATTCAGCAATCATAAGAACAGCACCGACATAACCGATTTGCCAGTTGGGAAGAGTGGACTCAAACCCTGTGAACACAAATGAACCTTGCTCGTGGATGTACAAGCTCAAGTAGTTGGTGTTCAGGAAGTACACTGTGCCTTCTGGGCAATATGGATCGGGATAGATTGGCACACCAGCAACCATCAAAGCTCTGAATGCAGCTTGAGGGCCGTTGTTGTCACCGTCAAAACCTGATCCAGGTGTGATGACGTATTGCTCTTGACCAACAAAGTCTTGAGCCAACAAAGTCCAAGTACCAAATCCGCAAACACCAAATGAGGGCATTTCTGCACCTTTTTTCACTGTTCCAGAGATGTATTGGAGAATGTTTTGTCTTGTGGGGTTTACGTTACCAGCGTTGTAAACTTTTGACTGCCACCATGTGTAGGTGGAACGGTTGATGTTACCGTAAGTCGTTTGGTAAGCAGCACCACCAGTACCATCATCCACAGCAGCGGGCAAGCCAATGAACTGTTGATTGTTTGTGGTGTTGTTGTACAAAGCTGTTGCCATCGCATCCATCATCACGTTGGTCGCATCGTTCATACGAGCTTCGATCAAAGGAATGATAGCAGCGTCTTGTTGAGCCACACCTTCCATACCGAGGAACGGTACGGGAGAGATCATCAACTTGAGGTCGTACTCGGCATTGTAAGCACCTTGTTGGACTGACGGCTGGGCAAAAGAGCCAGAGTAATCAGACCATTGAGCGTTCACAAATTGTGCGCCTTGTACGGGAACGGTTACAGAAGATACACCACCGCTGGCTTGTTGACTGTTAGCAATCAACGCTGCCATGAGAGGCGTAGAGTTATACAGTTGTACAACCAGTTTGGGGATGAACGCACGTCTTGTAACGTAAGTTAATTCCGTAAACTGACTTGACCCTGTTTGAGGCAGAATACCGCCACCAATAGCCATAGTTAGCTCCTTAAAGACGGGCATTTCTGCCCAAACAAATGATTACCCTCTTTTACAAACCAATAGGCCGTTGAGGTTTACGCAAATCTGCGAAAGCTCTAACAGCCTCTTGCTGCGCTGCACCTCTTGGGTCTTTCCAATACTTGCCAAGATCAAACTTGCGAATAGCGGAAGGATTGTATCCAGAAGGTGTAGGTTTAGCAGCTTGTTTCATCCAGTTGTGATACTCGGCTGCTGTCTCGTGATCAGCAATCTTTTTCTCCAACATGAGTTTTTCAATCTCAGGCACATCAGCCTCACTAGCAAGACCTTTTTTAACAAGGTCATGTCTGCGTTTTTCCAAATTCTCAACAGCCTCTTTTTGCTGAAACTTGGCTTTGAGGGCCTCGTTCTCAGCTCTCATTTGGCTGAGAGCGTTGTTGGTGTTGTCCTCAATTTCCAATTCAGGAACAGTGAGTCCAGGACGAATCTTTTTGGTCAAACGCAAAATGTCTTTGCGAGTCTCAGGCGTTTCTGCCAACTGAGACATCAAAGCAGCAAGTTCATCTCGTTGCTCTGGGGACATATTTTCTAATGAAGCCATTGTGTTACCCTCTTACCGTTGTTAAATAACTTTTTTACCGTCAGCTGGCTTTTCAACTCTCATGCCTTGTGTAGCTGCTTTAGATGCGCCAGACAAGCCACCAAATTGTGAATAGCGAGGTGTGTTAATGACAACGCCATTTTTCTGGTTGTTGTCAGTAGGTCTACGAGGTTGTGAAGCACCTCTGGGTTTGAATAAGTCCATGATAACTCCTTACATTGGGGGGGGCATACCGCCACCAGGAGGTGGAGGTGGGGGTGGAGGCATTCCACCACCAGGTGGTGTCATACCAGGAAGTGGTCCAGCAGCCATGGCTTTACCTTCAGGGGTAGCACCACCAGCTTGAGGAAGAGATTGCAACATCTGAATGATTTCAGATTGTTGAAGTTCGTTGGTTTTGTTTTTGCGTGGGCCAAGAATCTTGTTCAGAGTAGAAATAGCAGACAGGATTGACTTGCCTTCTTCTGTGTTGGACCCAATGTTTGCGAGAGACTGCTCAAGCAAGTCTTGAGCCATCCCGAGATTGATCATTGATGCTTCTTTAGAACCCATCTTAGGTTCTGGCGTTGACATCGGTGCGCCCATGGGGGGAGTTTCAGCATCGGGTGTAGGTTGGGGCAAACCAGATGTTGCGGGAATAGAAGTCCCAGCGGACCGTGTCCCACCCATCAATTCCATCAGTTTGTCTTGAGGTACACTCATTTAAATCTCCTTACCCGTGTTTGTAACCATTTACTTACTTGTTGTCAAGTGAAGGTGGAGGGTATTTAGCGACATACCCCCCAATGTCGGTTCATCCTTGCGGATTACTTACGCTTATGTTTACGTCCACGTTTCATGGTGAGCCTCCTGATAAGCGGTTTCTCATCAAGGGGAGAAACCATACCCTTCTTCCTTTGCAAAGAAGTCTTAACGTCTTGTTTTGCGGTGTTTTCTGCCGTATTTCATGGTTCACTCCTGTTTAGGTTCTTGCATAACTACGCTGGGTTCTTCCCCCAGATGAGTTTTTAACACCAGTTTGACGGTATGTCAAACCTGGACCTGAAGTTTGTTTTTTCAGGGTTTCTGAACTGACTCTGGGCTGGTCTGCTTTAGATTGAACTTGTGGACCGCCAATATTTTTAGTAGCCATCATTCACCTTCTTTCTTGGGACCTTTGTGTTCTGGTTTACCTTTTGAGGGTGGAGGAGATGGGGGTTTCCCACCTTGCTGTGCCTCCAATTTCTTGAGCCTATCCAACAATTCTTCTTTCATGGGGGGTTCAATTAACTCAATCAAAGACTTCTTGTCAATAGCACCAGCCTTGAACAAGTTGAAAGCCATTTGGCGGTTGTCTTCCATGAAAATGGGAGAGTTGGAGTGAGCGTCCACTTTGACTGTGAAGTTTTTGGTGAACTGCTCGGCTATGAATGTGTTGCCGTCTGTGTCTTTGAACCGTGTATCGTCATACATTTGCATGGCTTTGAGATACAGAGTAGCCATTTTTTCTAACGAGTCCTCAATGATGAGGGCACGTTTTTTGGTACGACTAGAGCCAAGTCGGGCCAGCTGGCTTGCATGACCAGCCGACCGTACCCCAGCTTCGCCCTTACCCGACAAAACATTACCAATGCCTGATGCTTCTTCAAACATAGCATCAACTTCACGAATTTCTGTAAATAGATCAGGTGGCATATTGGGAGCCATCTTCTCTACTTTTGCATTAGGCATATCTGTGGATAACAAACCACCAGCACGATTAAGCGCAAAATTCTTTTCATCCAAAATGCCCGTGAATCCAATCAGGGCCGTGGGAGGAGACACTTGCTTGGATAGGATGTCTAAAATTTCAGTCATGCGTCTATTGCGCAGCTGCTGCAAATAAATCAAACGCTGAACTTCAGAACCACCCCAGAAGTAATCGTAGAGTGGGTTGGGACAGATTTGAATGAAAGGCAATTCACCCTTCATGAACAACTCTTCACCTGGGCGGTCATAAATGATCACGTCAGGATCAGCTTTGGTTACAACTCTGTAATCTCTTTCGTCATCGTCCCAGACATAAAGCTCAGTCATCTCGACTGTCTCTTCTGCCACTTCCGCTTTGTAGCGGTTACCACCTGACAAGTCTAGATTGACGTTACCGTAAATGGTGGGGTTGGATTGGGAAATGATGATGCGTTCTAGGCCGTTTGCAATTTCAGTTCTCTCGTGTGGCATAGACCCAACACGAGCAACAATGGCCTCCCTGTTGGGATGCGAGTAGAGGCGGGCATACAAGTCACTCTTGGTGATGTAGTATTTTTGAATGATGGCCTCTTGCCTGTCTGCGTAAGTCAAGTCTTCACGCAAGACTCCCATCGTAGACGGTTCAACCATGTAAGGCTGAACAGTGCCATTCATCATGACCAGTTTGACAAAAGTTGTTCCGTAGGCAAGTGACCAAGTGACCGCAGAAGAAAATACTTGGTCAGCGTTGGTATTTAGCCACTCATCGTTGAGTGCTTTTGTCAGGACAGGAACTTTGTGATGTTCGCCTGGGGGGACAGATGCCCCCAGATTGATGCTGAACCTCGTGGTCTCGGCTGAATATAAAAACGAGGTGAGTTGATCAATGTGGGGGAAAATCTTATTGTACAGAGCTGGGGCCTCGTCAGGCCCGTTACCAAAAAGATACCAATTGCGCAGACCCGCATAGTCAACCTTGCGGGCGTTTAAAGACACCTCGCATTTGTAGATGACTTCACGAAAAAAGATTTCTCTCTCTAGCGCATTCTTGGGTATCTTCATGTTTTAACTTTCAAACCCTCATGGTCTACCATTGTGCCTGGACCAGCTTTGGGGGGCGTAAATGTACCTATGTCTTTGGGCATGATGCTCACAGACTCATCTCTAACAGACTTAAATTGCCCACCCATAACGGACTTGAGGTTGATATTACCACCATTCCCCCATAGAACGCTATCCCCTGGACGTGCCTCTTTGGGTTGCATACCCGCAATTTTCTCGTTGGTGGTCTTGATTGCCTCTGTAGCCTCTGCAAATTG